CAGCTTTCATTATCTCCGTACACTTTAGTGCTCGGACAAGCTCGTAGTCCAGGCGCATCTTTTGCTCATGTCTACGTGCAATTTGTTTACAGGTTTCAACCATTCCGCCATCTAGCGGTACAGAAAATCCAACCTGCACACCAAAATTACTATTACGTTGGTAGCTATCAGTATGTACATCACCACCCATATAGAATGGTTGGAATGTCATTGTAGTACCGTTACAGGAGTTACCGTTGACAAAGTATTGCCGTGATGGTGCTCCGTTATTTTGGAATTGTACAGCTTGGTTGGTTACGTTACCCGTAGCGGCAGCTACAGGTGACGCACTATTTTGTACTGTAGGTTCCTCAGCATACGCAGGAGTCACTGCGAGAAGACTGACAAGGAAGTAGTAGTAGAGACTTGTTGGATTGTTTCGGTTACGTCGATTGTCTCGACGATTCCGGCTGCTCGATCTACAATCTCCAGTTGAAACTGTTCTCCCGCATTGGTTACGGAGAACGTTGTTGAAGAATCTTCGATTGAACCACTGGGTGTTACGTTGGTTCCAGACCATGATTTATAAGTCCCGCCGTACACTTCAGTAGAAATAGTACGGTCAATATCAATTGTAGTTGTGGTAGTAGATTGCATACTACCTTGTGTGAAATTAGGTGTAACGGATTGAGCCGACACAGGTGCTGCCAACAGCATCAGCAAGATCAATTTCTTCATTTGTTTTTTTCACGAGTGATTGAAAAAGTTGCTAAGGTGCCACTAAGAATGGAAGCCACATAAGTTGGATCCATTTTTGGCATCCATCCTGCATAAGATGCAGTTAAGAGTCCGGCAGACCAGCAGAGGACGACGAACTTGATAAATCCGGCTTTCTTTTCGTTATCTTGTTCCATGCCTGTTTAAATACTGGTTTAAATAAACTAACTAGGTGTTTAAACAGTGAAGTAGCGGTTAGGGTGGCAGCAACTGAAACAAAAGCTGTTGTAGCCGCTGTAACCAAGACTTCACCACTTGGTACTGGTAATTCAACATCAGTACCGGGTACTTCAAATGTTTGTACCTCAGGAATTTGAGGCATTTGTGGTAGTGGTGGAGTAAATGGTACAGGTTTAGTTTCCTTTGGAGGTTCATCTTTTGCCTCAGGTTCAATACCTGGAGGCGGTCTAAGGTCGCTAGGAGGCACCACAAGGGGCGTATAAGAGGGCAAATCAGCCCGTGGTACCTCCAGTACCGGACGTGGTAGTTTAAGCGGCTCAGGGAGCGTTATAGACGGCAATACCGGCGGCTCACCAAAATCCATTATTTACCAGGGAAAAGACCGTTACGAATAAACTCGACAGCTTTATCGTCGATGTCGTTATCAGTAGACTCAGCAAGTTTTTCTAGCATCTCAACAATCAACGCTTTAACACGATCAGATTGGAGGAATTGAAAAAGAATAGGACGAATAAGGGTGATCATAATCCAAAAGGAGATTGAGGGATAGGTTCAACCGACCATCTGCGTCGGAATCGACCATTATTAAGTTCAGGTACTTTCTCTACAAGCATTTCCGTATCTGGATCATACTCAGGAGGAGTACCTTCAGCTACGCTTGTTAGCCACGTACCAGTGGCAGGTGGTTCACGAACGTATTCAACATCTGACCAAAACATACGAATGCTTGTTTCAGATGCGGGGTAGTCAACGACTACGTTATCTTTAATTACAGCTTCCATAATAAAAATTAACCTAAAGAGTATTGGTTTATATCATCTCCTGAAGTTCCTGCAACATATAAATGCGACCCATCAGGAGAGATGTACATCGACCAAGGGCTAGTTTCTTGCGAAGTTGTACTAAACGTATCATCACCTGTAGAATCAACATCACTAGATATGTCATAAGGAGTGCTTAAATTCCATTGGACAATTTGATTGCTGTTGTCGTCTACAACATAAATTTTAGTACCATCATCTGGTTTAATAAATACACCATTAGCTTTTGCCGCAAGAGGCGCGTTGTTAATAGATGCACTATTACTATGATGTGACATTGTTGAAATATCCCAAGCAGTAGTTAAAGTAAAACGGTCAATTTCATGAGCATTTTGACCGATAATATACATGTTTAAACCAGAGTCGTCAAAGCATACATCTCTCAAAGAACCTTGCTGAGTTTGTACGCTTTGCAAACGTAAATACGATGCTGTACTAATATCCCAAGCTGTAGTTAATTCGTATTGAACAATACGATCATAAAGACGGTCAGTGATAAATAAATTAATACCGTCAGTGCTAAACCAAAAACCTCCTGGAGATATGTTATAAGTTTGGTCAGTTGTCATAGTATTAACTGCTGTACCGTGTTTAGAAATATGCCAAGCAGTGCTTAAATTAGTTTCAACAAGTTGGTCAGCAGAATTGAGAGTATAAACTTTTGTACCATCAGGTTTAAAAAAAATACCCAGAGGATTTAGTCCTATATTTACAGTATCAGAACGGACAAAAGTAGCAGTACTTATATCAGGCCAACCAGAATCACCAGTTGGAACATTAGACCCAAGTAAAGAAAGTAAAATGCTCATGACAAACCGACACCAGAAATCCAAGTTGCCGTGTTAATAGCGTAAATAGTACACATACCATATTGCGCCAAGGAAAGGGATGATGCGCTTACTACACCAGTACCAATATGAATTGTAAGTGCTGCACTTTTATTGATAGTTACAGCAGTAGATCCTGAATTTATAATTGTTACAATTCCACCACCACCATTTGCTGTTACCGAGCTGATTGTTACAGTTTCACCGTTAGAAAGATTAACTACTTGACCATAGTAATTTGCAGTACTGATGTTGGCTTGAGGGTATGCAAATTTAATATATTCAGTTGTGGTATTTCCACTGAATACTGCGTCTCCATTACAAGTAACTACATCACTAAATGTAGTATCACCATCAACAGTATTAGTACCGTCAGTTTTTAAGGTAATTTTATTACCAGCTGTATTGGGAGTACCTTGGCTGTCAACTTGTTGGATTACACCATCAATACTAGAACCACCAATGTTTACATTATTTACTCTAAGATTACTCATAATCAAATCCCTCTAATTCTTTCAAGGGTTGCACAAGAAGCTGGGTGTATGTAATTAACAACGGCTCCTAAAATTGAATCATGGTTGCCACTAGAATCTGCAACAGCAGAATATCCAAAATAAACTCGGTAGTTAGCATACATTTTCATAACACCATCTACGTAACAATTTCTAGTTAGCGCGTTTGTGTTATCTATTTCAACACTACTGATAAATGATCTTAGTTCAGTGTTTGTTGAGTCTGTAGCTGTAATTATAGAAGAGAAAAGTCGTTGGGTAGTTGCATGACTGGAATTTGGAACAACCCCAAGATTCAGGGTAAATCTATAGTAACCAGATGTTGGAATTACATAATAGTGATTTGTATAATCATACCCGGCATGGGTGTCAATAACTTCAATAAGTGCACTAACCGAAATGTGATCAAAAGGTAGAGTTGTTGGGTTTAATATAGTACCGCCACCGTTTGCCAAAATAGAGCTTGATGAACCAGAACTAGGGGTGAGGAAGCCTTGATATAGCACCTTACTTGAATCAGTCGGTACATCCTCCCAATCAAGTTCACCTGAAGTATTACCAGCAACTAAGGCTTGACCAATACTAGAGTTGCCACTTGGAAATTTAATTGTTACGTCAGTTGACGTGCTAGCAGCAGAAAGGGAGACTGAGCCTCCCCCGCTGCTTGATAATTTAACAGAAGACATAATTAATTAATTAAACAACAGTCCAGGTAGAACCTGTAGGGATAGTAACCGTTACACCTTGATTTACAGTAATTGGTCCAGCAGACATAGCGTTTTTATTTGTAGTAATCGTGTAGTTAGTAGTCACTACTTGATCATTTTCAATAAACACTTGGTCACCACCACCACCTTTAAGTGCAACTGCAGTAGGTGTTTGCCAATACAAAATACCATTACCGTCCGTAGACAGTGTTTGAGTAGTAGTTCCATCTGCAGCTGGTAATGTCCAAGTAACATCTGCTGCGATAGCATTAGGTGCCTTGAATCCTATCCAATTAGGTACACCTTGTGAACCATTGGCAGTTAATTCACTAAATTTAAGGGTGCTTACTGTGGTAGAATTAGTTTCATTAAGTTGAATATCACCAGTAAACGTATCACCAGTAGTACGTGCAACAGTGCTGTCAACTTGAAGTTCAGTGTTACTAATTTCTAAACCACCATTAGCAGCTAAATCAACGCTAAACTCAGTGTTAGTTAGATCAAGACCATTACCGGCAGTGTAAGTGGTATCGGTGTCTGTTGAAGCAATAGTAATAGCACCGCTACCGTTGGTAATAGTAACATTAGCACCAGCCGTAAGTGTAGCTTTACTTAGTGTATTACCAGTTGAATTACCAATCAGCAGTTCACCGTCGATATAACTGGTTTGTCCAGTACCACCGTCGCCAACTGCAAGCGTTCCGGTAATTGCAGACGCACCAAGATCAACTGCAATTTCATTGTCCTGCCCTTCAAAGACAAGACCGCCGTTGGATTTTAGATCAGCATTAAGTGAAATTGAACCGTTGCCATTAGTGACGGTAATGCCGTTTGCTCCAGTAAGAGTGGCTTTGGTAAGCGTATTACCAGTTGCATTACCAATCAACAATTCACCATCGGTATAGCTGGTTTGCCCAGTACCGCCATAATCAACACCAATTGTCGTGCCGTTCCAAACACCAGTAGCGATGGTGCCGACGGAAGTCAGGCTGGAAGCAGTAACATCAGAGCCAAGAGTGCTACCGCTGAGAACGCTCGTTCCAGCAATCTTAAATTCTTTGCCGGATGCAAGGTCAATATGCTCGCTGCTGGTCCAGCTGTCGGTGCTGTTGACCCAGTTAAAAGTCTTTGTAGTAGTCCCAAGCAATGAGAAGCCGCCGCCGTCAGCGGTTATGTCTGTCGGAGTAGCGACAGTGCCCAGCTCAATGTTTTTGTCATCGACCTGAAGCGTCGTCGAGTTTACGCTGGTGGTAGTACCATTTACAGTAAGGTTACCGCCAATAGTTATATCACCAGTTGTATTAATAGCACCAACGTCTACAAGATCATTACCATCTAGGTCGATGTTTCCTGTCATCGTACCGCCAGCTTTTGGCAAAGCATCACCAGCCAAATCGTAAGCAGCTTTTACAGCAGTTGCAGAGGCAACAACAGTAGAAGAAGTTGTGTTTGTAGTATCAGTAATTCCTGAAATTGAACCAGCTGTTCCAGCACCAGTACCGTTATCAAAAGTGATATTAACGTTTTGGTTTAGGTCAATATCACCCGACATAGCACCGCCAGCTTTTGGTAGAGCAGCATCAGCGGTAGTATTAGCAGTTTCTGCATGATCATAAGCAGATTTTACAGCATTAGCTGTTGCAGCAGTTGTCGTTGAGGTATCACTTGTAGAATCGTTTAACTGAACAACACCTGCAGCAGTGGTTGAAGCATCGTCAATGTCTAAAGTGACAGCTTTTACACCATTAGCAGTAACAGTGGTTTGAGTGATAGGCGCAGTAACAGCTACAATTGCAACTTTAGTATCGACGTAACCTTTGTTGGCAGCGTCAGCGTTGGCAGTTGGTGTACCAAGTTCAACAATTTTGTTGTTATTTAGGTCAACGTTAGAAGCAATTTGAATACCATCTGCATCACTAGATTTGATATTTTGATTATCAGTATCCAACTCTTCAATAAGAAGCGGAATACCTAAACCACCAGTTGGCAAACTAACAGTGCTTGAAAGTTGGTCAACTTCAAAATTACCAGCCTTAAATTTACCTTGATGGTCAACAATAACAGCCCAAATTTTACCGTTATTAAGTTCGGTAATTTGTTTTGCTTCGTCAGGTGTGCCCCCATTTTCAGGTAGTGCATTGTAGTCAGTACCACTTCCGGCATATTCCATAGTGTGACCGCTAGATGCGACCATAGAACGGAAGTAGAATGAGACAGTAGCATTATTTGCAACGTCAGAAGCTAAGCCATCATTCAAAGAAGCATTCGTCGTGTTTGCCCTGAAAATAGTGATCTCGTTACTTGTACTGTTCCAATTAATAATTGGGTAAATATCTGATCCAATTTGCACCACCATATTAGTGGCAGGTACACCTGTATTACCACTTCCAAGAGCAAAAGCTGTGATGTTATCAATTCTTACCTTGTCAGCTCCGGCAAGGTAACCACCTGCACTGTTAACTTGTGCAGTAAAAATTGCATTTGGTGACTTACCATCTGCAACCAGTGCATAATCACCAAAGTCAGTGGTTGATGCGGCAAGGTTTGCTTGACCACCATTATGTGCCTTGAGGTGGTAATGACCAAAGAAGGAGTAGCTACTGGTTAGTTGCGTGTAACCATTGTTGGTAACAAAGATGCCTGGACCTTTAAGACCAACTTGTGTAAAGCTGTCAGCAACCATTGACCGCAGTTTACTGGTAAATGCAGGTTTAGCACCGTCAATAATAATACCGCCTCCAGTAAATTCAGAGGTCAAATCACCAGCAGTACCATAAGGTACTGTATTGGTATTGTACTCACTAGAGTTGTCAATCTGGCTATCAGTAAAGTTAGTACAGTTTTGAATGTATGGAGATTTTGTAATCACTGCCCCAGGCAAGAAGCCAAAGATCCAACCCTGATAGCTAGGCAGGCCTGTAGGATTGGTAGAGACGTTGTACGCATCAATTGGGTGTGGGTCTGCGCCAGTTGTATCAGCTTTCATACCAACAAAAGTTATGTTGGAAATATAAGTACCGCTATTGCAGCGGAACATCACAGCATCAACATAATTCTGCTGGTTTACGTTCCAATAATCAGGGTTAGTAGTTCCACCGTTAGGAGTTTGCTCAGCTTCCATAGTTTGATATGGATCTTGCATCTTGCTTTCGCAGTTAGACAATGGCTGCA